TAATACTAAAGATGTAGCGCCACTAGAATAAGCAGAACCTACTGTTCTAACTACTTCTCTTTGACCTACGAAATCAGCACTCATCATAACATATTCCCCTACGTTTGCTGTTACTGATAATGTGTTTGCTACCATTCCTTTGTAAGTTATCTCTCTATCTTCTCTACCTACTGTAAAGGTGTATGAATTGTAAGAGTGTGAAGTTGTGCTTGGTTCTTCAAAAGTATGTGTTGGGCTTGAATAACTTGTAGCAGGGAAAAATGCCGCTAAAACATTTCCTGTAAAGTCATCAATTTGCATAGCCATATTAAGGCCACCTTCTGAATATTCTGTACCTGTTACAGATTTACTAACAATTGCCCTACTCATGTCTTGTCTTGTCAACATATCCATTCGTGTAGCAAATGATTCATCATCAACTTCTCCGTGTTCAAACGTAGTTATAGCGCCTGTTGCTACTGTACCATACGTCGCTTCTTTCTTTATTCCAACATATCTATTTAAGAACTCTACCATATAAATGCCTCTAGTATAGTACGTTGAGGGGATGACTGCCTTATCAATATTATTATCGGTGTCTCATATCTATTCTTCTCATATAAGTAAGGGTTAAGACATGAACACAAACAGTCTCGTCATCATCCATTTTTGAGTCTAATTTAGCATCGTAAGAAACAATGCTGTCTGTTGTACCGGAAACACCTGTATTTGTATATAACTCATCGAATACTTCTCCCATAATATTAAGTCCTGCTCGGTAAGCATCTTCATAATTAGTGCCTCTAACAGTAATAAACACTCTAACATCATACTCTTGTGTTATTTTAGCACCACCTAATGACTCAAAAGTAGGTGAGTTTAACTCAGATATTAAAACGTGTATGCTTGGTACAGGTATTCTGTTAAGCATTTGTGAAGATATATCGTAACCGTATACTATTGATGAGTCCGGTACTTGTGTTTTTAGATACATTCTAGTGCTATCTTTTAGTTGTTCAACTATTCCAAGACCCATTCTAGCCAAAGTATCTTGTGCAAAGTCAGATATTAGTAATTCTTCGGGAGAAAACGCACCAAACTTAGAGTAGTGTATAGCCGCCCATTTTACGCTGCCGCTAGTGTTACCCCATTTGACTGCTGCGCTGCTTCCTGACGCGCCCGTAACGCTATAATAGGCTATTGCCCCACTAAAGTCGTTGACTATTTCGTGGGTGTATAGTTTTGCCGCGCCTCCTGCTGCTAAAGTTAGTCTTAAGATTAAAGTAACAGGATTCTCTTCTTCTTTTTTGATGTCTAAATCACTAATAGTAACTGTGCTAGCCCCCACCAAACTTAATGATGAGTTATTACCTGTGGATTTTACTTCAACTTTATGTGTACCATTGTCTAAAGACATAAGAATAGTGCCGGAGTCCGGTGCAGTAGTATATTCAAAGGCCGCAACTAATGTGTAAGAGCCTCCTGCTTCGGGGGTAATTGTGTATGTTCCATTAGTAACTACCCAATCACCACCGGATGCTGAACCGCTACCGCTAGCCGACCAACTATCATTAAATGTACCTGTTAAAGCAGTAGGGTCTGAACCTGTCATTCTACTATTCCAATACTGTGTTTTTGTTGCTATACTCATACTAACCACCTCTTGCATTCTTTAAGTGATTAACTAATCTTTTTGTTCCACCTAAAGGGTGCGAATCTATATTAAAAGCACCCATACCATCTGCTGTTAACAAAATAAGATTAGCGCCCCTACTACCTTCGACACCTTCGGGTTCTTCCTCAAATGATTGAGAGCGACCATAAGAGCCTGCAACAAAAGAAGTAAATTGATTTTTACCTTTAGATTTTTTAAGACCAAAATATAAAGAAAAGGCTATTTTGTCATACAAATCACCATCAACTGCGGTATTTTTTGAGTAAGCACCCTTAAACTCTCTACGCATACTTTCAATTTCGCTTTGTGTATTAAACGTAGCGTTAAGAAGTGCATCATCCATAGCCTTAGACATTTTCTTTTCTATTTCTTTATTTATGTGTTTAAGCATTTTATCGTAAGCACTTCTGTCAAAATAGGCATCTATTCTTATATTGCTATTTTCACTTCTTCTTGTTGTTGATAATCTATTTTTTAGATTTTTACTACTTTTTGGCCCGACATAAGTAGGCATTTTTTTAACTTCACGGTCTAGTGTGGTTTGTTGTTTATCTAGTTCTTTAACTACATTTGCTCTAAACTTACCTATCGCATCAATTTTGGGAAATCCGGCATGGTCGTAGGGTACTTTTGTATATCCTTTCATACTCTCACCTAATCTACACTACCCAAATGGGCTAGCCTAGTTAGGTTAAATGTACCTCTTTCTCTCAACACTCCACCACGCATAGAGTTTTCTTGAAATGTACCTTCATCCTCCATGTAATAAGCGGCTGCTATATCAGCACATATTTCTCTAAGAACGTGAGCAAACTCACCCGATTGAACAGTAACGCCTGTGGCATGGTCTGCACTAATACCACTAACTCCGGTTAGTATATTAGAGTTACTAGCATCTTTACCTGTCCAAACAAAGGAATCCCCATCTATATTACCATTACCCGTTGTAGTAAAGGAAGCGGCGCTTGTTAGTGTCATAGTAGTAGCGCCTGCACTTACCGCCCCATTAGCAGTAGTTTCCGCTATGGATTTGCTAGGTACGTTTCTACCATAGTCTCTAAACACTTGGTCTATATCTATGGTAGCCCTGCGTATAGCAAGAGTAAGTTTGGATGCTGCTTGGGTACGTTGTGCGCTATTTAAGCCTAAACGCATACCAACATCACTAGAATTACAATAATAAACCATACCCTAATCCACCTGTTAAAATTAATATAATACTAAAAAGCATACGCTTCTGTGTTTTATGACAGGAGTTAAGTGTCTTTTCAAGGTTTGTAAGTCTGTTAGTAACATCCCTACACCAAATATGCCACTCTTCTTGATTCATAATATCACATCTGCGTAGAAATACCCATAGCACCTGCTACAATTGCTATTAGGGTAAAAATAATCTTTTGCATATTACCCATGTATGTGCCTATAAGACCATTAGTTATCTCTAATTCGGTAGCCACTTTAGCAAGACCTGTTTGCATACTTACTTGAGATTGAACCAATTGTTCAATTAGTCTTTCGTGTCTTTTTACAGACTCTTCTAAATTGTCTAATCTTATTGAGACAACATCAGCATCGGCCACTAAGCCTCACCCATGTGTGCTTCTAATCGAGCCACAAGGTCTGCTTTTTTGCCTTTAACTGAAAGACCTGCTTCTTTTAGCATTTCTTTTAATTCAGCAACATTGTGAGAATCAAGAGTTTTTTCTATTTTCTCAATCTCTTCTTTTGCTTCTTCGGCTTTGTCTTTTACCTCATCAATGGAATCTATAATCTCATCGAGAGTTATTTTTCCGTCTGCATTTAATACTTGGTATTTTTTGTAAGCCCACGCTGCTATACCTAGTAGCGCAGCGCCCGCAAGAAGTAAAACCTCTATGTCATCAAACAAAGAAGAAGATTCTAACGGTATGCAATCTATTGTTTCATTAAGTGCGTTAATGCACCTTTCTGTTGTCGTGTTATTCATATTACTCGCCTCTATCGTATATTATTTGTTTGACTGCGGAAGTAGGTATTACTGTAAAGTGCCTAGTCGCGCCCTCTCGATATAACTTGAAGCCAAAGGGTGTCTCTTCAATGTTTATGTTGGTATATGCTTTATCGGGTGGAATGTAGACAATTTTACCTAGTCTTTTTACCCTTTCGCCGTCAGCCATGTTAACACATTATACCTGTCTCTTATAAGAAGTTACTAACCCAATATTCCACTTTCTAACAACGCATCAATTATTTCTTTATAGTATTCATAATCTGTTATGGTACACATTTGTTCTATGTGCGTATCACCTATACTATAATTAGCGTAGGCTTCGGGTGAAACATATACATTATAAGTATTTATTTGATTTGAGACTTCATCATTAACTTCTACTATTATAGTTACGGGGGCTTCTTTTTCTATTATTTCACCACTTACTTCTCTACAACTTATAATACCGTCTCTTTCAAAATCTTCTATTGAGGGTGTTCCTGTGGTCGCCAATAATAAACTTAAAATTACTATAACTATTAACACACCATCTGCACCATCACGCATGATACTAAGTCAACGTAGTGTCGTATAGATATATCTAAGCATCAACTGCGTTAGTAAAGGGTGTTTGTGTTTTTAAGTTAAGATAACATTGTTTTAGTAGATTTTCTTGGTCTGCACCATCTGTTATATCTAGTGGAAATTGATAATTAAATCCGGTAATGGCTGATTTATCACTTGTGTATGCACTTTCATCCATAAATACTAAACCACCATAAGTTATTGTAAAAGACTTACTACCATCTTCTACAACTTCTTTTTCCATTCTAAACTCTCTAATTACTGCGTGTGCTTCTGCACATCTCAATCCAAATCCTGTCTCTACATCTACGGTTAACGCCATATTATCCCCACCACATAAGAGTTTAATAAAGATTTAGTATTAATCAAGATTGGTACTTAAACTTAATCTGTACGGGAGTGGCTGCTGTGCTACCATTTGAATTAGTAGCGGTGCATTGTAATTTTAATA